TATAATGAAATACCCTAAAACAAATCTGTTGCCTCCAAAATCAGGCCCTAATCCTCAAGGCTTGAATATATCCTATAATACTGTTAAAGAGGTAAAGGAGAAAATATATAATGGCGGACAACGTAGACAAATCATTACCAAACACAAGAAGCGAAGTTAAGATACCATCTCCAGAGGAGATTAACGAAAAAGTACAAGAGAAAGTTACTGAAGAAGTAACAGCTCCTGATGGTGTTGAAACAATTCAAAACGAAGATGGATCAGTAGATGTAAACTTTGATCCTAGAGCCGTTGCTCCTGAAGAAGGTGACGAGCACTATTCTAATTTAGCCGAGTTCCTTGGTGATGAGATTCTTGATCCATTAGGCACACAACTACAAACAAATTTTGAAGAGTATAAAGAATCTAGAAGAGACTGGGAAAGAACTTATACATCAGGATTAGATTTATTAGGATTTAAATACGAAGACAAAACAGAACCTTTTCAAAACGCTAGTGGTGCTACGCATCCAGTTTTAGCAGAAGCGGTTACACAATTTCAAGCTTTGGCTTATAAAGAATTACTCCCGGCCGAAGGACCAGTAAGAACAGCGGTCGTTGGAAAAGTTACTCCAGAAAAAACTCAACAAGCAGAGAGAGTCAAAGATTACATGAATTACGAACTTATGGAAAAGATGCCAGAGTACGAACCTGACTTTGATCAATTATTATTTTATTTACCTTTAGCGGGTTCAGCATTTAAGAAAACGTATTACGATGAATTAATGAATCGTGCAGTTTCTAAATTTGTACCGGCAGATGATCTGGTTGTTCCGTATACGGCTACCTCATTAGACGATGCGGAAGCAATCGTTCATGTTTTAAAAATGGACGAGAACACTTTGCGTAAACAACAAGTAGCAGGTTTCTATAGAGATATCGATTTAGGAACACCGACTGATAATGCTACAACAACTTCAGATCTTAAAGCTAAAGAACGAGAACTAGAAGGAATTAGAAAAACAGCACAAGAAAATGTTTTTACGCTTTTAGAAATACATACGGATTTAGATTTAGAAGGATACGAAGATAAAGATGTGGATGGTAACCCAACAGGGATTAAACTTCCGTACATTGTTACTTTAGAAGAAGCAACAAGATCTATTTTATCTATTAGAAGAAACTATGAAATTGGTGATCCTAATAAATCTAGAATAAAATATTTCACTCACTTTAAATTTTTACCTGGTCTTGGTTTCTATGGCCTAGGTTTAATTCACATGATTGGTGGACTATCAAGAACAGCAACACAAGCCTTACGACAACTATTAGACGCAGGAACTTTATCTAACTTACCTGCAGGGTTTAAACAAAGAGGAATTAGAATCAGAGATGATGCACAGTCAATTCAACCTGGAGAGTTTAGAGATGTAGATGCTCCTGGTGGAAATATAAAAGATTCATTTATGATGCTTCCATTTAAGGAACCATCACAAACTTTGTTACAACTTATGGGCGTCGTAGTACAAGCAGGTCAAAGATTTGCTTCAATAGCAGACTTGCAAGTAGGAGAGGGTAATCAACAAGCAGCTGTGGGTACGACCGTAGCATTGCTAGAAAGAGGATCGAGAACAATGTCTGCGATCCATAAAAGATTATATGCTTCACTAAAAAGTGAATTTAGATTATTAGCTCGAGTCTATAAACTTTACCTCCCACCAGAATACCCCTATGATGTTGTGGGTGGTTCGCGAACAATTAAACAAGCGGACTTTGATGACCGAGTTGATATACTGCCAGTTGCTGATCCAAATATATTTTCTCAAACACAGAGGATCTCTCTCGCACAAACGGAACTTCAGCTGGCAGTTTCCAATCCACAAGTCCATAACGTTTATCAAGCGTATAGAAATATGTATGAAGCGTTAGGTGTAAAAGATATTGATTTGTTATTAAAAAAACCACAACCGCCAATGCCAAAAGACCCTGCATTAGAACATATTGATGCAATGGCTGGTAAACCTTTTCAAGCTTTCCCTGGTCAAGACCATAGAGCTCACATCACAGCGCATTTAAATTTCTTAGCTACTAACTTAGTACAAAATTCACCGATGATGGTAGCAAGTATTGAGAAAAATATTATGGAACACATTTCATTAATGTCTCAAGAGCAGATTGAAATAGAATTTGCACAAGAATTACAAACAGTAGCTATGATGCAACAACAAATTCAGCAAAATCCGCAGCTTCAACCTCAGTTAATGAACATGATGCAAAAGATTGAGTCTAGAAAAGCTGTATTGATTGCTGAAATGATGGCAGAATTTAAAAAAGAAGACTCAGAAATTAATGGCGGCTTAGGTGCTGACCCATTAACTAAGTTAAAATCAAGAGAATTAGACTTGAGAGCAGCTGAAAATCAAAGAAGAGCTGAAGATGATGAAGAAAGAATTAATCTTGATCGTATGAGAGCTATGATGAACCAAGCTAACTTCCAACAGAAGCTAGATCAGACGGAAGAATTAGCAGAATTAAGAGCTGCAACAAGTTTAACGAAGCAAGAAATGTCTACCGCAGGCAAAAAATTTGATTTCGGTAGAAATTTCCCTAAAAAGTAGGTATAAACAATTTAATAAGGAGAAAACTATGGTTAAAATAACTAAAGAGCTAGGAGTTGGTAAAGACGGATACCAAACAGGTGGTGTTGAGTATAAAGAAGAGGTTGGGAAAGTAGCAGTAGACCCAAGATCTAAAATTATTACCAACCAAGACGATCCTGTGAACAAAATCAACGAAGGAAATACAGTTGATGTTCGAGGTAGAAGAAGAATGCTAGCTGATAAGAAAAAAACAGCAACTTGGTATTAGTTTATGTGGCTACAAGCGATTAAATTAGCCGCACAAGCTGGTTCTAAAATTTATGCTAACAGACAAAAAGCTAAAATGGCAATGTCTGAAGCACAATTATTGCATGCAGAAAAACAAGCTCGAGGTGAGGAAGCTTACCAAGGTAAATTGTTAGAAGCGAGACAATCAGATTGGAAGGACGAAGCCGTTCTTATAATATTGTCAACTCCGGTAGCGGTGTTGGCATGGGCAGTCGTATCAGACGACCCGACAGCGATGGACAAGGTCAAAATGTTTTTTGACATGTTCTCGCAATTACCGTCATGGTTTACAAATTTGTGGATCCTTGTCGTGGCGAGTATTTATGGTATCAAGGGAACACAAATTTTTAGAGGAGGTAAAAAATAATATGGCAACAACTTCATTTTCAGGACCGATTAAAGCTGGAACGATCTCAAACACAACGGGAACAATACTTGGCAACAATGTAAAAAATACAGGTCAAGTAGCTATGACTCAGTCAATAATGATTAGTATGGCAGTAGCAGCTGGAACAAATACTTACAACGTAGGTGTAATACCTAAGAATTCACAAATAGTAGAAGTACTAATGCGTTTTGCAATAGCCAGTAACGCAGGAACTAGTGCGACTATGTCGGTTGGTAAAACTGATTCAGGTGGAGCAACAGCAGCTTTTTATACTGCGGCTCAAAATGCTAAAGCTGTGGCAGAACACACACAACAAAGTTCGGCCTTTGATAATATGGATCGTGTTGATGAAGATACGCAAGTAACTGCTACTCTTATAACAGTAGGAACAACATCAACTACAGGTCAAGCAACTGTAACAGTTACGTATATTCAAGCAAATAATTTGAGAGATGTGGCACCAAATAGTTAAAAACAATAAAACAACGGAGGTAAAAAATGAGACAAAACGGAGTAAGATCAAATGTTAGATTTATGAAATCTGGCGGCCGAGCGATGAAAGCTGGCGGAGGATCAATGTCGACTGCAAGAAAAGATATGAAATCTGGTTATTACCAAGATGACATGGGCATGAGAGGTGGTGCTATGTACAAAAAAGGTGGTAAAGTTGGCAAGAAGAAACAAGGTTACAACGCTAGAAAAGATGAATCTATTGCTATGAGAATTAAGAAGAAAAGAACTAAGAAGCAATTAAAAGCTTCTAGAGATGAGTCTTACGGAAAATTCGGTAGCAAGATGAAGAAAAAAGGTAAAATTAATAGATAGTAATGTCTAAAAATTTTATTCAAAAAGCAATTAAGAAACCGGGGTCTTTAAGAAAAGCCCTTAAAATTAAAAAAGGTGAAAAGATTCCGGATTCTAAATTAAAAGCGGCGGCAAAGAAAAAAGGTAAATTAGGTCAACGTGCAAGATTTGCGATGACTCTAAAAAAATTAAACAAGAGAGGCTAACATGGCAAAATTGTGTCCAGCAGGAAAAGCAGCAGCAAAGCGTAAATTCAAAGTTTACCCTAGCGCTTATGCTAATATCTGGGCCTCTAAATATTGTAAGGGTAAAGTAGGAAGAACTAAAAAAGCAAACGGAGGATCTGCAATGGCTAAAAATGTACCAAGTAAATTTAAAGGCTTTAGTAAATTACCAGAAGGTGTACAAAACAAAATTTCTCCATCTCTAGCTAAAAAATATGAGAGTGGTGGAAGAGTTGTTGGTGACGTAATGGGAAGAGGCCAAGGTAAAGTTATTAAGCATAAAAAAACACAAATAATTTAATGGCAAAAAAAGGTCTTAAAGAATGGTTAGACGAGAAGTGGGTAGATATAGGAGCACCGAAGAAAGACGGGAAATATCAACCTTGCGGTCGTCAGAAGGGAAGCAAGCGGAAGTATCCAAAATGCGTGCCACTTGCAAAAGCCACACGAATGTCAAGCTCGCAAAAGGCGAGTGCTGTCAAACGAAAAAGACAAGTATCTAATACTGGACCTAAACCAACTAACGTAAAAACATTTGCAAGATTCGGAGGACTAGTATGAGAATGCCAAATACAAAATATATTGGTTCATACATGAAGAGTGATTTTCAAACTCCAAAAGGAACTCTTAACGCACAAAATTCAAGTTATAAAAAATACTATGCTGGAATGGTAGACGCACCAGGATTTAAAGATGGTGGTCGAGCAAAAATGCCAGCTAGAAATAAAAAGAATTTCAGATCTACAAAATCTGGAGCAGGCATGACTCAAGCCGGGGTCAAAGCTTATAGAAGATTAAATCCCGGTTCTAAACTAAAAACAGCCGTGACTGGAAAAGTGAAGCCAGGATCAAAAGCTGCCAAACGCAGAAAATCATACTGCGCACGTTCACTAGGGCAACTCAAAAGAGCATCAGCAAAAACTCGTAATGATCCGAACTCAAGAATCCGTCAGGCAAGAAGGAGATGGAAATGTTAAAGAAAAAAAGAGCAATTAAAAAAGTTATTAAAGGTTTGACAAAAGCCTCTAAAACACACGCTGCTCAAGCTAAGACATTAAAAGGAGTTATAGGTGGATCTAGAAAAAGTAAAAGTTCTAAAAAATAGAAAAAATTGGAAAGAGTTAAATACTAAATTAAAAGCAGGAAAAATTTTAGTATTAGATAATTTATTAACTGACGAATGTTTATCTATTTTAAGAAATAGAATTCTAAGTGCATTAACATGTGATGATGTTTATAATGGTTACAAAGGCACTAATCATTTTCGTCACTCTGATATTATGAGTATTAAGATTGCAGATAATTTACAAAAAAAATTACCTGCTCTTGATCCTTTTGAAAGAGCTTGGAGTTTTATTTATAATAATAATGTAGGGGGCGTTCCTTTACATGCAGATCCATCGACTAGTAATTTAAATATATGGGTTACCCCTAATAAATGTACAAAAGATAAAAAGAAAAATGGTCTTGAAATCTATAAATTATTACCACCAAGAAATTGGACTAGAGCAGACTGGAATGCAAATCCTAAAAAAGTTGAAGAGTTAATTAAAAAATCTAATGTTAAACCTACTAAATACAATTATAAATATAATAGAGGAATTTTATTTAATGGCGCTTATTTTCATAGAACATCAGGTGTTTCTATGAAAGATGGACTTGAAAATAGAAGAATAAGTTTTACAATGTTATTTGGTAAACAATTGGAAGAGTAAAATGGCAAGAAAAGACCCTAAAGTAGGCACAGGTAAAAAACCAAAAGGTTCTGGGAGGAGACTATATACAGATGAGAATCCTAAAGATACTGTTGGAATTAAGTTTGCGACCCCTACTGATGCTCGTAAGACTGTTGCAAAAGTTAAGAAGATATCTAAACCGTTTGCAAGAAAAATCCAAATACTCACTGTTGGTGAACAGAGAGCCAAAGTTATGGGTAAGGCAAAGGTGGCAAGCATATTTAAAAAAGGTAAAGAAACAATCAGGAAAGGGAGGAAAACTTAATGTTAGAAGCGCTAAAAAAAAGATACGAAGCACAAATAGCTGAGTCTATTGCAACTTTAAATATATATGTTAAGAACTCTGTAGGAATAGGAGAACATCCACAGCATTTAAATGAAATGGATAAGTTATTACAGGTCATAGTAGATGCAGAGGAAAAAATAAAAGTAATAGAAAGGTACGTTAAATAATGGAAGATCCAATAACAATAATAGATAAAATACAAAAGTATTTAAAGGAATCTTACCAATCACTAGCAGATACAATGATTGGTGGGGGTATTGACAATATGGAGAAATACAAGTACTTAATGGGACAGGCACATGCCTATTTAAAAATTTCACAGGAAATCTCTAACCTGCTAGAACCAAAGAAGGAGCAAAAAAATGAAGACGGAACAATTATCAGATTCAAACGCGATACCGAAAACTAAATTAGCGTTAGAAGAAAAATATCAAAAAGAAAACCAAGATATTGAAAAAAAAGAAAAAGAAGTTTTAGACAAAATTCAAAACAAAGAATCTACAAAATTACCTCAACCAACCGGTTGGAGAATATTAGTCTTACCTTTTAAAATGGCAGCCAAAACAAAAGGTGGAATATTCCTATCAGAAGAAACTATAGAAAGACAGCAAGTCGGATCAAACTGCGGACTCGTTTTAGAAATGGGACCACACTGTTATGACAAAGACAAATTTCCAGAAGGACCTTGGTGTAAAAAAGGTGACTGGATAGTTTTTGCAAGATATGCAGGAAGCAGAATCATGATCGACGGTGGGGAAGTTAGACTTTTAAACGACGATGAAGTTCTAGCTACCATCAAAAATCCAGAAGATATCGTCCATCAATACTAACATAGGAGATAACTATGCAAGACGTTGAAAAAAACGTTCCTATTGATACTTCAGGAAATGAAGTTGATGTAGATATAGAAGAAACAAAAGACGAAGCTGTTGTCGAACAAAAAGAAGAAACAGTTGAAAATCCAAATGTTCGTGAAGTTGTCAAAGAGGAGACAAAAGAAGAACCCAAGGAAGAAGTAAAATCAGAAGAACCTAAAGCTGAAGAAGAAAAACCAAAAGACGAACTTGGTGAATACAGCGATGGTGTTAAAAAAAGAATTGCTAAACTTACGAAGAAGTGGAGAGAAGCGGAAAGACAAAAAGAAGCCGCTATCACTTACGCTCAAAAAGTTGAAGCAAACAGAAAAGCAGTAGAAGCAAAACTTGGAAAATTAGAACCAGGTTTTCTTGATGCCACTGAAAAAAGTATTACTGCAGGTTTAGATGCAGCGAAAGCCAAACTAGCAAAAGCTAGAGAAGCTAACGATGTAAATGCAGAAGCTGACGCAATGGCAGAAATATCTGAAGTAGGAGTTAGAAAAGCACAATGGTTAGAAGCTAAAGCAAAAGCTGAAGAGCAAACTAAAGCTAAACCAGAAGCTAGACCAACTCTTGATCAAGCATTACAACCAAAACAACCTATGCAAGACCCAAGAGCGGAAGAATGGGCTTCTAGAAACGAGTGGTTTGGTAAAGATAGTGCTATGACATACACTGCATTTGATCTTCATAAGAAATTAACTGAAGATGAAGGGTTCGATCCTAATAGTAACGAATATTATGCGGAAATAGATAAGAGAATAAGACTTGAATTTCCTAATAAATTTGGTACAACAGAGGTTAAACCAACGGCCAAACCTACACAAATAGTAGCTGAAGCGAAGCGAAGTGTAAGACCTGGACGCAAGACTGTGAGACTCACGCCATCACAGCAAACAATCGCTAAAAAATTAGGTGTGCCACTCGAAGAGTATGCAAGACAATTAAGTCAAATCACGAAGGAGGTATAAGCATATGACAAAAGAAATAGAAAAAAGAACTTCCCGTGCGAGCCAAACTAGAGACAAGAGCTCTAAGAAAAAAGTTTGGACTCCACCATCAAATTTAGATGCACCACCAGCGCCTGATGGTTTTCAACATAGGTGGCTAAGAGCCGAAACCATGGGTTTCAACGATGCTAAGAACATTCAGGGCAGATTAAGATCTGGTTATGAATTAGTAAGAGCCGATGAATATCCTGACGGTGATTATCCAAGAGTTGAAGACGGCAAATACGCTGGAGTGATCGGAGTTGGTGGCTTGTTGCTGGCAAGAGTGCCTGTTGAGATCGCGCAACAAAGAAATGCTCACTATCAAAAGAAACATGAGCAAGTCGTTGAAGCAATGGATCACGATCTTAAAGGACAACAGCATAAGAGTATGCCTATCAATATTGATAGACAAACTCGTGTAAACTTCGGTGGTACAAAGAAAAGTTAATTTTTTAACGATTCCTAGACCAACGATTAACTAACAAACGGAGAAAAAAACATGGCAACTAACAAAGATGCTCCATTCGGAATGAGAGCAATTGGTAAAGTTGGTCAAAATAACGACAACCAAGGTCTATCAGAATATAATATCGCTGCTAGCGCCCCGGCAATTTTTCAGAACGATGCTGTAAAAGCAATCAACACTGCAACAATTGCACAAGCGGCTGCAGGTGATACTTTAATCGGTACACTTACTGGTGTGTTTTTTACCGACGCCAATACAAACAAGCCAACGTTCGCTAACCATTTGAAAGCTTCAAATACGGCAACGGACATTGTTGGTTTTATATCAGATGACCCGTATGAAAGATTTGAGATTCAGTCTAACGCTGCATTAGCGTTAACATCTGTTTTCTTAAATGCGGACATCGAAGTTACGGCTGGGACTACAGCAAACTTTCAGTCCAAGTCTGAACTAAACGCATCTACGGTTACTACAAGTACAGCTCAATTGAGAATACTTGGTGTGACTAAAGACGCAGAAAACAATAACACTTCAAATGTGACTACGTACGCTACAAACGCAAACTTTGTTTGCAGCATTAACGAGCACTTCTTGAAGGGTACTGTAGGAGTATAAGGAGATAAACTATGGCAATAAGTAGAGGACAACTAGTTAAAGAACTAGAACCAGGTTTAAACGCCCTTTTCGGCCTGGAGTATAAACAATACGAAAACCAACATGCTGAGATCTATGCTACTGAAACTTCAGACAGAGCGTTTGAAGAAGAAGTAATGTTATCTGGCTTTGGACAAGCACAAACTAAACCAGAAGGTTCTGGTGTAGTGTTTGACAACGCACAAGAAACATACACGGCAAGATACACTATGGAAACTGTTGCGTTAGCGTTCGCGATTACTGAAGAAGCAATCGAGGACAACTTGTATGACAGACTTGCGTCTAGATATACAAAAGCGTTAGCAAGATCTATGGCTCAGACTAAACAAACAAAAGCGGTAACACCTCTTGTGAATGGATTTACTACATTCCAATCTGGTGACGGCGTAGTTCTGTTTAGCAGATCTCACCCAACAATCGCTGGAAACGTTGCGAATACGTTAGCAGTACAAGCTGACCTTAACGAAACGTCATTAGAGCAGTCTTTAATAGACATCGCTGAAATGACTGACGAAAGAGGTTTATTGATTGCAGCAAAAGGATTAAAATTAATTATTCCTTCAGCTCTTCAATTCACAGCTGAGAGACTAATGGCTTCTCAAGGTAGAACAGCTACAGCTGATAATGATATCAATGCTATCAGATCTATGGGAATGGTTCCTCAAGGTTACAGAGTGAACAATTTCTTAACTGATCCTGATCAGTTCTTCATTATTACTGATGTACCAAATGGTATGAAGTACTTTGATAGATCACCTATCAAAACAGCTATGGAAGGTGACTTTGATACTGGAAACGTAAGATACAAAGCTAGAGAAAGATACGTATTTGGCGTATCTGACTATAGAGGTATCTACGGTTCTAACGGAGCGTAATAAATAACTTTAAAGGGGGCTGTTGAAGGCCCCCTTTTTATGATAGAAAGAAAGAACCCATGAAAAATTTCAGAGTACAAATCAGAGCATATGGCTATCATGCTGACTTTAATCTTGTGTCAGAAGATGAGGATAAAGCCTTTGAAGATGCACTAGTTGACAAGCTAGGACAAAATGATATAGTCTGGGAAAAAGACGGATTTACTAGTAAATCCAAATTGTGGTTAACCTATGAGGAGGTTATAAATGACACACGTTCAGGAACTCTACACGAAGAAAAGAGGACTAGA